CTTTCACAATATTCTGCTGATCTCATGATTCCTTTACACTTCTTCTTTTCTAGAAAATATGCAAGTGATGAATATTCTTCAAATAAACCTAATCGTCCATACTTCCCAGTATGTGCTGTACACCGTCAAAAAATAGAATTTGAGTTGGAGTTTCACCCACAAACTTTTTTTACAGATACGGGGACTACACTCTCACTCCCAGAGTTTAAACTCATTACAGAAGAAATCACAGTAACTCCCGAAGAACGTCAATATTTGGCGAGTAAACGTCAAACATTTATAACTGATATTGTACGTAAACACCCTAGTATTATAAGTACACCAAATGATACAATGATTCGAAATAACCTTGTACCCAACATTCCAGTGAAATGTATTCATTGGTTTTTAAGAAATGAAAAATTCGAAGATGCTAGTGATTCTACGGGTGGTAAATCTTTACAAGAGGAGAAGTATTATCAAAATCGTTATAATTTTTCATCTAATGTACACTTTGATGAGACGGGTACATTCTTCTATCCCATAATGGATGAAGCAAGTTTTTACATAAATGGAAACAGATTACCAAATGTTTCTAAAACAAATCACTATTATTACAAATATCTAATTCCATTTAGAAATAGATTAGCAAGGCCTATCAGAAATATTTACACTTATAGTTTCTCGATGAATCCGATCAATGTGGAGCCATCGGGGAACTTGGATTTTAGTCAAATAAAATCTGATAAAACGTCTATAGAAGTGAAGTTGGACACATCGTCTGATTCACTTGTAGACACGTCTAGTAATAACTATTCGCTAAACATGTATTATACCGGTTATCAAACGTATATATTTGATAAGGGATTTATGTCACTTGCTTATTAAACAGTGAGGTCTTATTATTGGAGATGTAGTCTATGATGTTATTCTTAATACACCATTTGATGAAATTCAACTGTGCCAGAGTTGTATGAATTTCATGAGATGTCCCAGGAATGGTATACGGAAACTTCTGCGAACGACAAAATGGATCAAAGAGTTTCTTCGAGTACCCATCTAGACTCGACTTATATGCACAATGTACGGTAAAGAGCTTACCATCTTGTGTCGTGTAAGTTGTATTATTCTTTTTTGCGTAATTCGTTATAAACCACTCCAAATTTCTAAGTGATATACCACTTGTCTTGTCTAGAATGTTCATTAATTTAGTTCGATTCTTTTCCTCATTGTAAAAGTTGTTTATTGATGTTAGTAGAATGGTCGATTTACTCATTATTTAATATAAGGACACAAATCTATAAGCTTGTTTTTACTTTCACATGCGGGGCACCCTCTAACGAACATTTGTTCGGGTCCATGTGTATGACTATTTACACTAGATAGATCTCGTTTTTTAATTTTGTCACCTTGAACTTTATGAAATTTACAGTACCCACTGTCAACCGCTTTAAATGAACATCTATGTGTGACACCATCTTTGATTTTTGTACCTTTACATATGGTAACATCATCCGCCCCCCTCAATAATAGATCTAGTGGGATACCATGCACTTTGGATACTTCATCAAGTTTTTTATTTACTCGTTCATTAGCTTCTTCATCGATCATGTCGTAAATAAATTCATTGCATGATTCTTCTACGAGATCAGGAAGATGTTCGTTAATTATATTTTTGATATTGTCAATTACAATTTTTGTAAATTTATTTTTGTTTGTCATGCCTTATCATTAGATTGCGCGTAGCTTTTAAATAAGTCTTCAACAGAGTTTTGTTTTTGTCTAAACATTTTAATACGATCCCGTAATACCAATGCCGTACCTTCACCACTAAGATTATTCTTTTCACATTCTTCAATCAATTGTTCCTTTTTCATACCACTCAAGGCTGGACCAGTGACTTTCTTTGGTGGTTTATACTGTTCAATAATGTCACCAAATATTTCCTGTTTTGTATTTTCAAATAGAGGGTCAAGAAGATCACACACAGGATTCAGGAATTTATTGACAAAATAGTAATGGTAATCGACAGGGATGTTATGCTCTTCAACATAATTTGGATCCTCCGATTTCTCAAAAGCCTTCGCCTTAGAATTGTCAGTTTTTGTAAGTAGATATGGCACCCGGTCACCGGATTGTGGCTCAGATCCAGGCTTTCTTTGTCTCATTTTATTAACCACTTGAACATGTGCTTGGTTTATATGTATACTTTCGGGGCTATTAATCGAAACACTCTTTCCACCAACTTTGTATGAATCTGAGAGTGATTGACTCAAAATAAGTTTATCGTGTGGTATTTCACCTGATAGGAGTTCATTTGCTCTCTCCCTCGCAAGTTCTTTTGGAGGACCCGGATCTCCAGAAGTTAAGACCACATCTAATAGTTCCTTACACACTTCTCTCATGTGAGGTGTGTTATCTCGTCGAACAAGTTGGAGACCTTTCACATCTATATAGTCCATGTGCATTTGATCATCTTTACCCTTGGTCCACAACTTGGCTGCATATCGTTTCTTCGAGTACAAAAAATAAGGCCAATAGACCTTCTCAAGCTCTAGGTTATTTGGCTTCTTGAAAAGGGCTGAGCACTCCTCCGCAGCTCGTTCACCAATCTCCCAACTATACTCAATAGCTTCTAGACCCTTACGATCACCTACATCAAACTCAACCATGACCGAATCCGTGTCACCATACCTCACCTTCGCACCAGGGAAGTTTGCCTCAACATACGTCTTAGTTTCTTCAATCATACCACGACCCCTACACGTTGTCGTAGATGCAATAGGTACACACGGGAGAATACCTTTACCTGCACCTGTAAAACCATACACAGAGTTCATCGAAACTTTGTAGGCCAACTGTTTACCATTGTACACCTCCTTCATATAACCTGTTGCAGCTGCCATATCTCTTTTAGCTTTTTTACGAAACTGTTTAAGCTCCATAAGAATGGCTGGTAATAGACTCGGTACATCTTGTGCAAACTTATACGTCTTATTTCCAATGTTAAATGTTTCGTATGTAATCCCAGGGATCTTACCATATCGTCGCTCGTCCATGACGTATGTAGAATAACAGAGGTTGTGGGCCATCATGATACTCGGGTACAGAGCCTCAAAATCTAGGGCTGTGATTGGTGTGTAATACGCGCCTTTTTGGGCTTCTAGAACCGTTGCACCTTCGTATTGCTCTTCAGGGAGAGAACCATATTTAATCGTTGGTACCATGTAACCCAATTCACGAGCTTTTTTAGACAACTGACTAAATACCTTGATTTGCTGCCCACGTTCAACCAAAAAAGATAGAGGTACCCATGTTGCCTTTGCCATCTCTACCAGGTTTAGTAGGATGCACATCTTTTTCATTAGTTTGTGTGGGAGAAGTGTATCTTTGATACAGTATTCTGCCACTTCGTATAACTTTTTAGGATCACCCTCTACAAAACGAGCAAACATTTCTTTGGGAGCCATATCAATTTTTTGATCACCGAGATACAGTTTAGAAACGTTGTTGAGACTGTACGAATCTAACTTGTATCCCTTTTTAACCTCATGAAACATATCGAATACAAAACGACCAGACATAGGCAGGAGTTTTAGAAAGTTATCACCCAGAGCACTCGAGCTTAATTTTTTCATCACCAAGTGACACTCTGTATCCTTGAGTTTTCCAAGCTGATAAAAATCAATCCCACATCCAACCATAGCAGCACGTTTGTAAATGTACTCTAAATCAAATCCAAAAATATTCCACCCAGTGAGAATGTCAATATCCTTTTCGTTCATATATTTTTTAAACGCTAAAAGCATTTCTTTTTCAGTATCAAAACTAATGACATCAGGTCCGTCAGTCTTTTTGTAGCATAAACATACTTTCTCATATGGTTCATCACTACCAAACTTACATAAGGAGACTGCGATTTGAAAGCAGGCATCGTCAGGGACGTTTGGATCTGGAAATTTCCCAGTAGAACTATTACACTCAATATCAAACGAGGCAACGATAAATGGGGCAATATCATCTCGTTCGACTGGTTTAAGTGTTGACCAGTCGTTACACCACAAATCAATATCAGTTTTAGCCAAGTGAGAACGAACACATGTATCACCAGTATCCAACCAACCTGTGGATTGGATTCCGGTTCTATGCATGAGTCTCAGGACAGGGTCAAT